GCCAGTACTTGCTCGGTTTTGTAATTGGTCTTGTTGGTCAATTCAACCAACACCAGTGGTTTAGGTCTGCTCATCCATTATACTCCTACATTTATTTATGCCAAAATATAGGTATATTTTAGAATGAGCCCCCGGCTATTTGTACTGTAACTACATCTTCTTGGGGGGATTTAACTGTTGTTTCTCGCAGAGTTTGGAGATCTATTAACAGTCTGGTAATGTCGGCATGTAGATCCTTGGCATCGGCCATGCTCATAACAAAATCTCTAGAGCCCCTGGCTTCGTGCCCACGCACACGATCAACAAATTTTTGTAGATGAATTGTCATTGGCTTCCTGTTCGGTATAGTATGGTCCTTGATAGGCATAGCGTTGTAAGGCAATTAGTTTTGGTGCCAATACTGTTTGCCACGTGCGGCCCTTGCGTACATTGTACCACCCAGCCGCAAACCAGCTTTTACTTTTATTTGTCTTGGTGTACACTGGTAGTTGTTGTGCCACATTCCAAATTGGATTATACACACGACCTGATACTGGATAACCGTGAACTTGGTCCACTGTTGTTTTTGGTCGAGTAATTTTTATTGCTGGTTCAAATACGATGTTTGCGTCACGAGCCGCCAACTTGATTGTTTTGAACTGTGCAATCTGATTGTTGATCTTGACCTGATACCCACCGGCACAGGCTTCTACATTGCCGACCTTGCGATCGTTTTCTTTTAAGATCCAATATTGTTTATCTACTACCGGCAGTGCTATTAATGTCATTTGTTTAATTCCTTTTAAATATTTTTATTGAATTTTATCCAACTGCTTGATAAAATATTTGTACATGTTTTCACCCAAAGTCCATCTTGCAGATTCTAATTTGGGACGTAGTTGCTGATATACATCACTGCAATTTTGAATTAACTGTTGATTTTGATTAATCAACAGGTCTAATCTTTCCCGATGGCCTTCAACTGTCCAATTATCTGTTATCTGATCAAACTCTAAATTGGCATAACTTAAAAAATCAACGTCATAAAATCTTTGCATATATTTCATTGCTTCGGGTCTACCGTGGATTAACATAAGTTTTCCCAAAAGCAACGGCCACAAACTTTTTTCGGTGCTAAAGAAGATACCACATGTAGTTTCTGGGTTAATCATAAGTGGGATATCTGAATACTCTTGTTCGATAAACAAAAAGTTTTCTACATTACTTGACACCCATACTCCATTGATGTTTACTTGTGCGCCCATCTTGGGCCAAGGTAAAGGACAATTAGTATACGGAATTTTTTTATTTGCCTGGCAGAATTCTAAATTTTCTTTGGGAAACTTTGTCGGATCACTCACAGTGATTAATCCGTAAGAATTAAGTTGATATTTTTTTAATTCTAATGCCAAATCAAACTTATGTTGTTCATAGCGTCCCAACATACACAAATAGTTATTTTGACCGATTTGATTATCAATTCTTTTGGTTACAGCATAATAAGCTAAACAATCATTAAGTAACCACCATGGAAGTTCAATAATTTTACATTGTATGTTGTATTGAAAAGTATATATTTTTTGAGAGTTATCGTCTAACTGAGTAATTAGCCAGACTGGATCGTTAACATATTTATTTAACACCTTTGATAATTCTAAATTCATTGAAAAAAGAGAGGTGTTAATTAAAATAGATTCATCCCATGGTACTATACATACTAGCTTATTTTGAGATAGTCCTTGTTTAATAAGCTGATCCAACCACTCATAATGGTTGCAACCCTGCCATTGATCGTGAGTAATAAACATGCAGTCAGGACGATGTTTCTTTAAAAAACCAAGGGTATAAAAACCATACACTAAATCATAACTAGATAAATTGATTTGATCAAACTTAGGATAGTTAATCATATGTTACTTTTTTCTGCATTCGTCCTGTACCTCGCCAGGCACATCAGGATGCCATCCACCGATGAGCATACCGCAATCATATTTTACAACAACTATATCGTCTTTGTTGCTAGGCCAAAGTATTAAGACCAGTGACCCAGATACAATACTAAATGCTATTGCAATCCAGAAAAAATTCTTAGTCATTTAATACTCCTTTGTATGTTTCATTCAGCCAACGTCCAAAGCTGTCAGCCGACTCCGAACACTTGTTTAATTCATACTTGCCGCAAAACTGCATAAAACGAACACCAACCTGTCCAATGTCCTTATGACTGATCTGTTCACGTATAGCACTATCGACTGTGGCTTTAACTTCTTCGGGTTGTGCTGTCAAATCAATCAGTGTCCTATTACGTTCATAATCATCTAAGACTCTATGCTCTTGACCATCTGGATCAGTCCAGCGTTGCAACATCATGTTGTTCCAGTTGTAGCCTTGTTTTTCTCGATCCTCAAACGCTTCTTGTAGACCAACTTTGTTTTTTGTGCCTTTTGTACGCACTCCGGGAAACGCTGAAAAAACATTGTCAGACGAATCGCCACGCATACACTTTTCGAAGAGTAACCACGCTGGGTTAGGGATTGTTTTAGCTTCTTTAGTTTTCTTATCAATGACTGCCTTTCCTTTAGCATCAAAGATTCCTTCTATAGTGATCAGTTCGTCGGTAATTCCGTTGTATTGTTTGACATTTGGTGCTACCAGTTGAACAAAGTCAGTATCGCTTGAAATTACCACATGTTCGTCTTGGGGGTGCAATGCAATCCAGCGAGCTATGATATCGTCGCCTTCTGCGGTCGGACACCGTATTACACTACAGTTGGTCCTCTCACTCAAGTATTTAGTCAAATTATCATAGGTTTCCCAAAACATTTTATCTTCGTCTGCTTGCTCTTCTGTCAGAGCAGCACGAGCCACAGCACGATTATTTTTGTAGGGTTTGTACATGTCCTTACGCCAACTTCGCCCTTCTAAGGCAAAGACCACATGATCTGCTTCAAATCTACGGGCCATCTTGTTAGCGGCCATCAAGGTAATGTGAAGGGCAAATCCAATCTTTTCCCAAGTATCGCTGGCACGAAAAGCACCGTGTCTAGCACGAAAGAATAAGTTGGCTGTATCTATAAGAACATATTTCATACTACAATTATAGCAGAAAACTTAGTTAATGTCAAACGAATTTATTACTGATAATATAGTCAATCATATGTCGCATCCAAACACCGTGTCCTTCTCTACCAAAATGCCATGACGTGGGCATGACTGTGTCTATACCCGTTGAACGGATTACAGCATCATAGGTTTGGGCCGGATCATATGGTCCAATATAATTAATACCCCAATCCTTTTGTTCATCAATTTTACTAAAATCACTATTACCATTGAAGAAAATATGCGGAATTCCTTTTTGATTAAGCTCTTGATGAAATTCCCAAATTTCTCTGTGTGCCTGTTCAGTTTTTTCTTTCCAATCAAGACCAATTATATAGTTACGATATCTTTCAGTTGCTGCTGGAGGCACACTGTCAGTTCCACTGGCACCTACTTGATAATAGGTTCCATTGTACAACCATTCTTCTCGTTCCCAGGTAGTCCACTGAATAATAACTATGATTTTTTCGGTATTATTTTTACTTTGATCTAACCAGGCACGAGCAGTTCTTAATATTCTAGCAGTTGAACTGGCACTTTCGGCTTCACATTGAAATCCACATCTTAATGCGAGACTTAATTGTTTGCCCCAACTTACTGCAAGATTTTCTGGATGAGGAAGTCGTCCTAGATAGTATAATGCAGGATCGTCCTCGGCAAATGCATGAGGATTTACAGCTTCTGCAGCAGCAGTATGACTGTCACCATTTACGTATAAAATCATATAATTTTTTGTTCTTGAATATAGTCAATTAATCTTTTAGCCCAGGCCGCATGACCGTCTGTCCCAAAATGATACCATTTATCGCTGACATATCCTTGATTGTGCAGATACTGGTAATAACTAGCATCATTGTCGTATGGTTCGATAAAATTTGATCCCCAATTTAGATGCCCGGTAGATTGGAAAAAGTTATACATACAATTAAAGAATAAATGTTTAATATTTTTTTGATTGAGCTCTTGATGCAATTCAAAAATTAAATTATGACAATACATTGATTTTGCATTTAACATTTCTGGTGTTTGTTCTATTACCCAGTTTTTATATAATTCTTGTAGCTCTTTTGGTAATTGATCACGCCCAGAACTATTAACATTATAATATCGATTTTGGTAATACCATTCTTCACGTTCCCACGTGGTCCATCCAATCAATATTAAATCTGGAGTTTCTCCACTTGCAAGATATTCTCGCGTAGTACGCAATATACTAGTGTTACTTGCACCAACTTGAGCGGCATTTACAACATTAAATCCAATTTCTTTTGCTACAATGTCAGAAAATTTTTCATGCGGATTTAAATGCATTCCGTGACTATGACTGTCACCATTCACATACAAAATCACGATACTTCAGACCTACCATCACCTATATTTCTAGTTTTAACTACACGGTCACGCTCGGGATCCATAGCTTGGTATTGTTCATAGGTTTCTAGTACTACGTTACGGCACACAGCAGTAAACCAACGATCCACAACATCGGCATCGGTATCTTTTGGATTCATTTGATATCCAGCACGAACCAAGTTGGCTACAAACTTATCATTCCAATCCAATTCAAATGCACCGTTTTGTATATCATTGGGATCAATTTCCATACTGAGAATATTGACCCAAGGTTCGCCTTTTTCAGTGGCGATTTCTTTTTCAGTTTTTTCTATTTTCTTGGGCCGTGGTTCTGCTTTAACTTCTGGTTTTTTCTTTTTTAAAAATCGATCAAATAGTCCCACGGGGTTCCTTTTTAGAGTCTGGTATTACCATAGTGTACTACACTAATGCCTGGCATGTCAACAGGTAATTTACGCCACGGATCAACTATGACACTGCCGGATTCAATTTTGCAGTACGGTTGCGTGTCAGGTGTGTTACCGGTATATTCATACGTGATTTTGCGATTGTGTGCCCATAGAAACACTGCTGGCTGATTGAAATCGTTGACCACATCCGTGGTATCATCGGCCAATGGATCAACATAATAACAACGATGACCGGCTTCGGCTACATAGAAACCAACTAGGGTTGAGTAACTACCGATACAATATTCAACATCGGGTTTGTAGGCCTTGCCGTGGATCACAATTGGCAAACTGTGTTGTTGTGCTTGGTCAACCAAAAACAATGCCAAATTCTTTGCTTGAACTTCTCTGGCATGCATCACAGTGTCAAACAGGTCATAGCCAATGTCGTATTCTTCTGCTAACCAACGTAGAGCAATGTTATCTCTAGGATGGCAAGCACCTGCATCTCCCATACCTGCTGTCATGTATTTAGGACCCATGATGCGCATGGTTGATCGTGCCAGAGCATTTGTAACCACGTCCACATTGATGTGACCAATCTTCATAGCAAAGTCTTGAATCATGTTGACCAGTCCAACCTTAGCACTAATAAATGTGTTATAGAAAATCTTGATGGCTTCGCATTCATCCCATGTGCCAATTTCGTAGCGTGGATTGTTCTGCATGATTGTTTCATACAAGTCTCGCAGTTCACCAGCAACTCCGGTTAGATTACCATCTTCGGTGCCCAACATAATCATCTCAGGATTGACCATGTCCCACTTTACACTACCCATGGCAATCAAGTAAGGATTGTAAACAAACTCGTGTTTGGAATCCAACAAAGGAACAAACTTGTTGCGAGTGGTTCCTGGTAATACAGTAGAGATTAACACTACTTTTTTAGGTGTAGTAGCATGTTGATTAACTTTGCTAATGGCATCAACGACAGCATCGTGTCCAAAGTCCTTGGGAGTCATATGACTTGACGGAACTGAACCATCGTAACCTTCGGCATGCGGAGTGGGCACAGCAATAAAAATCCACTCACTTTCCTGAACTAATTCTTCGATTGCACATACCTTTACAGTTTCGCTAGTTCTTGGGTAAATGTCGTAGCCGCGTACTTCGTGTTTTTCAGCAAATACTTCTGCACAGTCCAAGCCCAGCTTGCCAATGCCAATAAATCCTATTTTTTTCATCTTAGTCCTTGAGATAATATTGAATGCTACTGACTAATTTATCTGGGTTTTCACTGGGTATTAAGATTTTTTAAACACCGGAATAGGATTCATTTTATGCAGGCTACGCTCACGAATTTTGCGATACTTTATGACATTATCGTGTTGAGCTATATCAGCAATGGGTAATTCATTATTCTCCTGTTTCATGGCCAACTCTAGTTCAGCATAGCTCATGCCCAGTTGATCTTGATCAGTGCGTCCGTCGTCCCACAGGCCATCTGTGGGCGCCGCATTGATGATATCGTCAAGCACACCTAGCTCACGGCCCATTTGCCATACTTCAGTTTTGTAGCAGTCAGCGATGGGACTAATATCTACGCCACCATCACCGTACTTGGTATAAAATCCCACACCAAAATCTTCTACTTTGTTGCCAGTGCCTACCACAAGACCACCAACTGTTTGAGCAATTTGATACAAGGTAACCATACGCAAGCGACTACGACTGTTGGCCAAGCCCAGCAGGTTTGGATAGGTAGCAAGACGCTGTTCAAACTCGTCAAAGGTCGAAGTTAAATCAATGATATCATGGCGCACATTGTCAAACTCGTTGCATAACCAAGCACCTTGTTGCATGCTGAGATCATGTAGGTCAGGACGTTGACGTATAGGCATAGTTACTGCCACTGTGTTTAATCCTGTACGGGCACACAGGGCACTGACCACAGCACTATCAATTCCGCCACTGATACCGACTACTAAACTTTTCATACCAGCTGTGGCGGCATAGTCTCGAATCCAGGCGGTAATACGATCTTGTAATGAGGTTCCAGCTGATAATCGATCTTCAGTTGTAAAAGTTGTCATTTCTTCAAACTCCATATTAAATGTTCTTTGGGCTCGTGGTATCTAAACTCAAATACCGGAGTTCCGGGTCCTGTCCACATGGCTGTACCTTCGTACACTCGACGTAACCATAGCCAACGTCCAGTTAAGGCACTACGACGTGGCCACCACATAAATCGTTGCCGCCAATAAGCACGATTGTAAAATGCGTCGTCGTCAGCCATTCCTGGTATTGGCAAGTTATATAATCCTTGTGGGAACATTATTTGCCCCAGCCGTTGCCCCATAAGTCCACATGCAAACGTGGACTATAATTAAATCCACGTTCTACACAGATGTTGGCAATGTTTAATTTATTACTTTCATATGGATCAACCACTCCGCCTTGTGGCATCAAATAAACAACACCAGTGAACCCACCTTGACGGAATTGATCAACTGCACGAACAGCTTCGTTGACATGGTCGTTGGTCTCCACAACAAACTTAAGATACGTGTGTCCGTATTCTTGGTAGCTGGCAACAATCTTGGGTTGAATAGCTTCTTCTGGTTTTTCGCCCGACGCACTCAACTTAGCACTTACGCTAAATGTAACTTGTCTCCACAGGTCTTGTTCTTTCCACTCGTCTAAATATTCTTTAAAATCATCGTGTAGTTCTTGAGTGCCGTTTGTTTCGAATGTAATGTTACGCAAATCTGCCATGCGTGGATGACTCAATAACTCTTTGTAAGCACGTTGCCAACCTAA